GATCAAACCTAATCTGACAGTCCCCCGTTTAAAATTACCGTGTCTGTCAGATTAATTTGAGCTTAAATTCTTTTCTACCCAAATCCGTTTTCCATCAAGTAAGGTTGCCATCGGTGTTCTGCCACAGCACATTTTTCCTTGATGTGTTCGATGGTGATTATAATACATTAACCACTCATCTAAATCCGCTTGTAATGCCGTTAAATCCGTATAAATTTTCTTCCTAAATGCTACTTGGTAAAATTCTTGTAAGATTGTTTTATGGAACCGTTCGCAGATGCCGTTAGTCTGCGGATGTTTTACCTTGGTTTTACTGTGTTCAATATCATTTATCGCTAAATAAAGCTCATAATCGTGATTTTCTACCTTGCCACAATATTCACTTCCTCGGTCAGTTAATATGCGTAACATCGGTAAACCTTGGCTTTCAAAGTAAGGTAACACTTTATCATTCAGCATATCCGCAGCACTGATAGCGGTCTTCATTGTATAAAGTTTTGCAAATGCCACTTTACTGTAAGTATCAATAAACGTTTGTTGATAAATACGGCCCACTCCTTTGAGGTTGCCCACATAGAAAGTATCTTGTGAGCCAAGATAGCCAGGGTGTGCTGTTTCAATTTCACCACAGGCAATCTCATCTTCTTTCTTACGCTCTAAGGCTTGTACCTGTGTTTCACTGAGTATAATACCTTGTTCTACAACCAGTTTTTCCAGGGCGATTAATCTTTGCTTAAAATTGGCAAGATGATGACGTAACCAAATCGAACGTACACCTCCTGCTGAAACAAAGATGCCTTGTTTACGGAGTTCGTTACTCACTCTTACCTGCCCAAATGCTGGGTTATCAAGAGCAAACTTCACAACAGCTTGCTCTATTGCCTCATCAACACGATTTTTTAAGTTGGGAACGCGTCTATTTTGATTCAGCAATGCATCAACACCACCTTGCTCAACCGCTTGTTGATAACGATAGAATGTATCTCGGCTCATTCCCATTACTTTGCAGGCTTGAGAAATATTACCCAGTTCTTCTGCTAAATTTAATAAACCAGTCTTGTGTTTAATGAGAGGGTTGTTAGAATAAAACATGAGAGTTTCCTTTTTGTTTAGATTGATTTTTGACACTCATATTCTAAACGGGAAACTCTCACTTTTTAGAGTGAATTGTCAGATCAAGTCTGATCTTCTACACATTATTTTAAAGCAGTAGCCTCGCTACTGCTTTCTTTATCTTAGGGGAAAAAATCGATGGCATATTATCTTATTTATCTACACATTGCTTGTGCCTTTCTCAGCCTCAGTCTATTTATTATCCGTGGCATGATGCAATTAACAGGCAAAAATTGGCGAGACAGAAAAGTATTAAAAATCTTACCGCACTTAAGTGATACGCTGTTGTTCTGTTCGGGAATTGGGCTATTTCTTCTTTTTCAGCAAAGTGTAACAACATGGTTCATTTACAAAATGTTCTTTATCGCCCTTTATATTGCCGTTGCTACCATTTTCTTTAGCCGAAAAAGACTAACATCACCTTTCAGCCAAAAGAAAAATCGCTTCTACTTTATTACGGCACTCATCTTCTTTCTCAGTACTATGGTTATTGCTTATTTGAAATAACATCTATATCCCAATCAATCGCGCAAAATGGCTTAGTTTATTCGACTAAGCCTCTATCCTTGAGCGTTTTAATTCATATTATTGTCTATTCTGTATTATTCACGAAAAAGTTATGTTATGTAATGAATTAAAATCACCAGTAGATAAAATTTGAATGTTGCTCGCCACCAGAATTGCGAAAATAAACCACCAGAATTGCGAAAAATAAAATATGTTTAAATTTCGCTTTTTTGGTGGTTCATATTAACAATTTAAATAGCATTTAAACAGCGTTACTACATTTTATTTTCCCCCTTAGTTCGTAATATGACGGCTAGCTGATTTGGGTCAAATCGCCAACCTTCAGTACTATTAAAAATCAAGTTAAAACACCACTCAGAGCAAAAGAATTTACTTTTCTTCTCACGAAAACCTAATACTAAGCCAAATACTCCTCGCCAATCATATTTAGCCTCTTTTGTCATCTCAAAATAGGCTTTCACTTGTTCTTCAGTGATATTATCAAGCTGAATCAAATCCCATTTACCATCTTTCACATTAATCTCTTTACAACGCACTCCGCCATCACGTGGGGAGCTTGTATAGCATTCATAAACATCACGATAATCATAACGCTCCCAGCATTCTTGTTTATGAACAACAATTTCACAGTGAGAATAGAGGCCTTTCGTGAAAAATCGAATGAGCTTGTCTTGAATACGCTCTATTTTTGACGTAGCGTTGCCTTTATATAATGCTAAATAGATGTTAACCGCCATAAACTTCCGTCCAACCTGCTGAATAATCATAATTCAATGGATTTTCAGCTTTCATCATTTCTGCTTTATGATGTAGTGCATTTGCATGATTTTGTTGTTGTGCTTGCATGATCGCTTTCCAGACTAAAATCAGCTTTTCTTTATTAATTTGTACTTGTGTGTTATCCGCACATGTCCACGTGATTTCCATATCGCCAAGCAGATCAAATGTGGATTTCACACTATTTAAACTGCGTTCTGCACGTGCATCTGAATCAAACCATTTACCAAGTTCAGGAACATAAACACCGCCATTAATCTTTTCATCACGTAATGCGTTAATTTTTTCACGCATTTTTTCTTGCTGAAGAAGTTTAATTTCAGCTTGCTTTTCTGCTGAAATAGCCCATTTTTCACCATCCCATTCGTGATAGTCGGTTGGTGGTGGCTCGGTTAAAACAGGTTCACCTTTTGAGTTACTGATAATTATTTTTCCTTGAGCCTGACCAGCCAAGAGTTTTGCGTATTGTTCTTCCGATATTTCAATAGCTCCGTCTGGAATCACATCAAAATAAAATCCATCTTTAAAATAGATCATCATTATCTCCTTATTTCCATTTGCCAATAGCGATAATATTTACTTCCAGATTACTTGTGTTGTATGAGCCTTCAAAGATCCAGTATTTTACTTTTGTATTAGTAGTTCCGCTTTTATTAAAAGTAACCCAGCAATCTCTAGCCGCATCTTGATCTGAAGATACTGACCATGTTAATGCAGGAATAGATGTGAATGCCTGTGCCCAATTGAACGTGAATCCTGCAGAAGTGTTGCTATGGTTTAATATTGGGTTGCTTTTATAAACTAAAATGCTTGTTTCTAACATCTTCGCCACCTGTTGCGCGTTCTGTTGTGCTTTTTCTTGCTTGGCTTTTAAAAGGGCGACTAGTTTTGCCTGCGGGTCGCCTGCGCTTGCTGATTTTGCCGCGCTCATCGCATTCCGTAAAATTGACTGCATAGCGCGATTTGCACTTGGTGTAATATCGGCGGATTTTGTAAATGCGGGGCTTTTCATCGTCGGCGTTTTTATCATCTTCGATTGTTGCAAGTCTTTACTTGCTTTCGCATAGTCTAACGCTTGTTTAAACGTCGGTTCTTGTAACAATACGCACACGTTTTCAAGCTGATCCATAAAGTTCTGAATATCGTTACTTGTTACCATAATCGCGATTACATCTTGACGCCCGCGCGGGCGATTCGGATCGGCATAATCAACCAATTTAGCCGCTAGGGCTTTGATTGCATTTTCAGGCGAAAGATACATATTCGATTTTTCTTTTATCCCGTGGCTCCAGTTATGCACGCCCAGTTTCATTCCTTGCGCTGATAGCGAAAAGGGGGAAATATTCCCCCTCTGTGCTTGTTCAAGTGTGCGCTTTGCCTGCGGGGCTAGTTTTAATTTTTGCTTTTTCCACATAGGACCCCCTTTACAATGACTTTGTTTTAGTGACTAAAAAGACGACATTTTGCCCAACCGTCAGATCAACCGGGGCGTTTTCTTTTAAAGTGATTTTTTTATTATTTGCTGTTTCAATCGCTAATTTCTTTTCTTGTTTTGACTGATCCTCATAGATTAAAAAGCAACTACCTTCTGGCGCAAACTGAATCAAAGTCCCGTCAATATCAATCTCTTTCTGATCTATGTTTTTCACCGTGATCGCCGATCGTGTAATATTAATTTTCATCTCACTTAAGTCATGCTTATAACAAGGGATCCCCTCGCCAATTTCCCCCATATCAATATCATCGTTAGAATAATACATAAGTGAATTTTTTCGTTCCGGTTTTACGATGTTATGAAAGCCGCGCGATTTTTCTATAAAGTGTTTCGGATATCGAACAATAAAACGTAAATAATTAAATGTTTTATTCTCGCTATTATTTCCCGAACTAATTAAAATTTTCACATAAGCCACTTTATCTGATTTAATCATAAAATTAATATGATCATCATTTCCACGCATGGTCAACTGCGTCGGCACGCTCTGATCGTTTTTTAACTCACCCGACAAAATCAAGTCGTCAAGCTGATCCGTGATTAGCGTTTTATCTTTATTAAATTATACGACCCCATGCAACAGGTGTACGGCTCACCTGACTACGTGGGCGGGATTACTTCTGCGTTGTTAAACTCTGACGCAACGATATTCCGCCGCCGTTACTACTCAAACGGCGCGCATATGGGCTTTATTTTGTATTCCACCGACCCTGATATGACCGAAGAAATGGAAGAAGAAATTGCGGAAAGAATCCGCGATTCGAAGGGGGTGGGGAATTTCCGCTCAATGTTCGTTAACATCGCCGGCGGTCACCCTGACGGCTTAAAAGTGATCCCGATTGGCGACACGGGGCAAAAAGACGAATTTGCAAAAATTAAAAACATTTCCGCGCAAGATGTGTTGACGTCGCACCGATTCCCACCCGGTCTAAGTGGGATTATTCCCGTTAACACGGCGGGGCTTGGCGACCCGCTCAAAATCCGTGAGGCGTATCAAGCAGACGAAGTTTTACCGCTACAAGAGATTATTGCTGAATCTATTAATTCAGATTATGAAATTAAAAGTGCATTAAAAGTCAATTTTAAACAACCGGAAAAAAGGGATAAAAATCAGCTTTTTTAACTGTATAAAATCACAGCCTTTTGATAGAATAGTCTCAATTTTTCAACGGTTACAGGATTGTTACAAATGGCTAGAACGCTTGATATTTATTGTAAAGTTTGTAATTCGAAAGCAACTGTTACGCGCACTGAACGGATTGCATAGTTCACCTCTTCGTCAATTAGATAAAATTCGTTAATGCTTATGCATTGCGGCAGTCTGTTCGATATTTTTCTGATTTTCTGGTATGCTTTTGCGATCTTTCTTATTCCTTCTCGCGTGAAATCTCTTAAATACTTCGGTTTTTTTCCTGGATTTACTTGATCCATTTGATTGACTTGCGCAAGCGCAAAAATGATTTCTTTCTCATCTTGCAGCATTCTGTCAAAAAAACGCTCCACGCGATAATTGCTAATATTTAGTTGTTTACGCGCTTGCGCCAACGCTTGATCCCGTGCTTTTATGATTTCCTCATTCATAAGAAATCCCCCAAATAGTTGCGCCCTCCAATCTGCTTTGTTTACCCGTTTTGCTATAAAGCGCTGTCTTTTTAATTTGGGTAATCCTAGTTTGCTTTTTGTCTAATTTCGGTTTTAAGCGTGATTGAACGGGGTCATCTTCACTTTGTATTTTGATTGACATTACGAATTGCATTGCGCATACCTCTATTTTTGCGGTATTCTTCGTTGCATATTTCCCAAATTGCATTACGAAAATTAAGGTAGTCTTGATATGTTTGATTCGAAAGTAGAAACTCCTGAATCGCAAAAAGAACATTTGCGGGTGTTGTCTTTAAAAGTGGCATTTTTAGAAACGTTAAATCGTTCTCTAATTCGTTCTCTTGCCCGCACTGACCCTCGTTTTGTGGATTTGCTTGAGTTGGAACTTCTTGAGAAAGTGAACGTAATTGCTGAAACAGATCCGCAAATCGCCCAGGCGATTGAAAGTTATCTT